GATGCAATTAAGTTAATCTCTTGACGCTGCTGTTCCAGCGTATGCGCCTTTGGTACGTTACGTAGTGTCATTTGATTAACTGCTTAAGGAGGGACTTAATTTCGGACATTTCTTCCTTCAAAGTATTTAGATCATCCTGCACATTCTTGAACTCTTCTGCGAGTCTCTTTTTTGGTTTGGGTGCCGTGTTTATAATGGCACCCGTGTTCATGTCTCGCACAAGTCCTTCTTGACCTTCGACTTGTAAATATTCAGATAGTTTCATATTAGAAAGAAGCAACAGTTCTCATGTCCTGAATCTTGGGAACATAAGAAGGATTATCGGACTTCATAACAATCTTAATAGCAAAGGATGCGAAGTCGGGAATATCATTCGCAGTGAATGATAGTTCTTGATATGCATCTTGAGATTCATACTGCCCAGAGATGCTATTTTGTGCCGTAGCAATCACATCATTATCAGAGGAACCATCTCCATTGAAGTAGGTCCAACTAATATCATCAAACTTTTGTTGTGATGCTTCTGGTTTGATCTTGTACAGAACTTGGATGTTATTAACATCAGTTGCATTAACAGTCAATTTAGTGTTCAGTGAAGAAGCAGAACTTGCTAGGGAGATCTCTTTAGTTACATACTTGGATACACCAGAGGTGTTTACAGAACCATTTTCTGCAACAAAGTCAACACCATCTCCAAACGTCATTGCCTTGATTTCAGCAAACTTGGAAGTCTCGAAAGAGGCATTCTTAAAGTCAATTAGATCACCGACTCTGAAGACATCAGATGTTTGTAGACTCGTGGTTGCAGTTCTAGCGAAGTCACTACCCAGTGTAATTTCACTAGTGTAGTCATCATTGATAGGTCTCTTGTCATTTTCAAGAGTCAATGTCTTGGTATTTGAATCCCAGAAAATTACTTTTCCACTAATTTTGTTATCATACTTTTCAGTTCTTGCTGAAGGATTGAATGCAGTAATGGTAGAACCCACTACAAATTCTGGCACTTCATTAAAAATTCCAGCGTCTGCAACCACTACAGTGATTCCATCTAAATCGCCACCAGTAGCGGACTGTGTGCTGAAATATAGAGTCTCGCCCAAGACAAAGTTTACAGAATTTTTGATCTTGACGAAGATGTCATTATCACGTACACGTAGGACTTCAGACTCTGCACCAGAAGTTACGCCAGTGACATTTTGGTTAATAGCGATAGGAACAAGATTGCCGCCACTTTCGTTTCCTTGTACAGTGAATCTGTATACGGGGAAGAGTTGAACTTCTTGATATCTCTTACCATATCTTCCTTCGGTTCCTGTAGCATTTTCTACTCTATTGGTGACAGTCTTCGCAGAAGCAGATCTTAAGTCAACAACAGGAGAAAGATGAGACTTCTCGGACTTCAGGGTCAACTTATACATCAACGATCCTTCTAGATTGTTGAGACTTTCGTTGATTGGAGATGCAATTAACTTTTGATTCAAGAAATACTGTTCTTCATTCAAGAAAGTGGTCTCATAATCTGTCATAGAATATGAGGTATAGTTGGTGGTATTAGAATCAACAGGAACAACATTAGTGGTTTTCACCATGCTGTCAATAGAAGTTCCACTAACTTGTAGATAAGGAATTTGTGCGTAGAGTTTTTCGTACTTTCTATTGTAAGATGCTAGAACTGCATCTTTACCAAAGAATCCTGTGTCAGATGCCCTAGATGGTCCAATGATATTGTAAGAGTCAATACCTACATTAGAAACTTGGAACAACGTAGACTCTAGGTCGATAGCATCATATCCAGCAAAATCAGGTAGTCCTCTAAAGAATACTTTGGAATCTCCAGTGGTTTCAAAACCATGATCTCTGTGGTACACCTTAACAACATTGCTGTTGTTTTTGAATAGAGGAGAAGATGCCGTGCTGTTAGCGAGAGCATAAGTCTCAAAAGGATCGGATTGTAGTTTTTCGTAACCCAGATCTTCGTTCTTGATAACTAGTTCGCCATCTCTAGAGGTATCGAATTCTGCTCTGTATAGAGTGAACTTAATGTCCTCAAATAGATCTTCTTCCCAGTTAGCAGTATTTTGGGACTTGAATAGAGATCCGAGGAGAGGTTGTGCATTAACAACCAGACCAGAAGAAATATCTTCTTCTCCCAACTTGGAAGACCACAGTTTATATTCAACAGCGTCACACTCAATATTGAGTGCATACTCGGTATCATTCTGAAGATAAACAGGATACTCGAAGTTGAAACGTGTAGGTGTGGTAGATCTGATTCCACCTTCTGGATCGATTGCAACACCCATTCTTACAGCGGGTTCGTCGATCTCAATTTCAGACTCAATAACAGCACCGTTATTACCAGCACCAGTTCCTCTGATAACAACAGATGGTGCTTCAGTATATCCTCTACCAGCAAGACTTACATCGGCAAGGAATAGTTGACCACCAGACACTTTGACAGATCCAGTAGCATTGCTTCCACCAGGTAGTTGTGGACTTTCGATAGTGATGGTTGCACTTTCGTATCCAGAACCCAGATTAGTAATATTCAGTTTAGATACGCGACCAGAGTCTTTAGCAATTTTCAGACCCACCGTGGCATTGTTAGCATTATTATATGCAGTAACTGTGCCGATGGTTAGATCTTCATTCTGCAGGAAGTCTCTTCCATTGTGATTACTTAAGATAAACGTATAAGTCTGTTCATTCGTTAGAGAGATCTCTCCATTACTGGAAGGAGTAACTTCAAAATTATTTCTATCTAGAACTTTAGCGATGGGTCCTTTGGCAAGACTTCTGTTACCAGTGATGTCTTCGCCTTGTTGGATAGTGATGTTTCCAGAAGAATATACCTTAAGGAAAGTATCTGGATAGAGAGTCTTGACAGATCCAGGAAGGATATACTTACCAGGTTTGTCTGCTTCTACGTTGGAGAGATAAACTCTCAATGGAACAGTGGCACTCTTTTCGGAGAAGAACAGATCGACACCTGTTGCAAACATACCACCTTCAAAGCTTTCGACTTTGAAAGTCTGTGCCATTGGATTTGGTCTTTCTTTGTTCTCGGTATTGCTATCAATCTCCTGTACACCTTCATTTGCTTTAAAGAATGCTGGTGCAGTAGAAATGATAGATGCAGGATTCTCTGGAAGAATACCAGTAGCATAGAACTTGACTTCAGCAAAAGAACTGACTTCATTTACATCAGTAATAGGAGCGTCAGTAGAACTAGAGGTGAATCTAATTGTCTTGACACCTGTGGAGAAGTATACTTCTTCGGAGGTGTCATCATATTGCATGGTATCGATATTGCCAGTCCAGAAAGAATTCTCTCTAGGTGCATATCCCGATGGTACTAGAATGATACCACTAGCATTACCATACTCATCTGTTGTAACGCTACTACCAAATGTGGTAGAAGAGTTTCCAGCAACACCAGTAAATCTAGAGTCTGGGTTGATCCATCTAGCGATGTCTCTACCTTCCATGAAGACGTGTAGTTTCGTCTTTGGCTTCATGCGTCTTACGACATACTTAACAGGAACAGATCTAGCATAGAACTTCAGTGCATTAGATACATTAGTTCCATTAACAGTCTTATATCCGACTCCCTTCGCAATCTCATTGTTTTGTGGACTGACGTTAGAAGAGGATCCAGTAGATGCGCTGCTTACAGTAGATTCTGCAGATCTTCCATTGTTTTCTGCAAAACTCTTCAGGTTGTAGAAAGTTTTGTTTACACCAACCCAGTTGATTACAAAAGAATTGTAGATACTAGAGAATGCTACTCGTGCATCTTGTTTTGCCAAGAAGACCGAGAACAGATTAGTGTTATTTTCGGTTACCAATGGCGCTACCGAGCTGTTATACCACTGATCGATGTTTGGCATCAGTGCAGCATCACCAACATACTGTAGAACAACAAATGGGTTTGGATTTACTGTCTTGGTTGCAAATTGATTTTGTGCATATGTAACGTTGGTGTATGGCAGTGTAATTATGCCATTGGAATTTGTATATCCAGAAATAACTCTTTGATCATTTCTTCTGTTGACTTCCTTCAGTGCAAAACTGTCCTCTTTAGATTGAGGTCTCAATACAGACTGCTGTGCATCGATAGAACAGAGATGATCAATAGACTTGACGTTACCGACATTGTGAGTTTCATAGTTATCAACCAAGAAACCACTCTTTGTTTTGTCGATACCAAGAGAATCTTTAACCTGCATGTTGAGTGCTTGCTGCTCAAGAATGCTCAACGTGGTGTAATACTCAAGGCGCTCAATACGCTTCTCCAGTTTACCGATGTCACGCATCGTGTAACGACGGTTGTCAACAGGAGTAATCCTTACA